TATGTATTTTCAAAAAACATTAGAAGACTGGAGTCAGTTTGACATAAATAACAGAACAAAGCATGATGCATCTATTAGTTCTGGTCTGGCTATAATGGCTTGTAACAAGAATAAATATAGGCCAAACCCACAGAGAAAGCATCAACCTATATCTATAGGTATAAAAAGATACGACAATGACGGAATTATTTCAAAAATAATAAAATAAATAAATGCAAATTTCTTACAATCAAACAAGTTCTTTTCCAGATCAGGTAGTACCAGACGCGGAAAAAGCTACTATGGAATATGGTCTAGCGGTTGGTAGAGCAATAGAAGGTGAATGGTTTAGAGGTTATAGATATGGAACTAATGCTCCTGGTTATGCTGTTAACTTTAATAATTATAACTTACTTAGACTTTACGCAAGAGGTGAACAGCCGGTTCAGAAATATAAAGATGAATTAGCTATTAATGGTGACTTATCTTATTTAAACTTAGACTGGAAACCTGTGCCTGTAGTATCTAAGTTTGTTGATATTGTAGTTAACGGAATGTCTCAAAGAAGTTATGATATAAATGCTTATGCTCAAGATCCAGTGTGTTCAAAAATAAGAACTGATTATGCTAGGAATTTAATGGTTGATATAGAAGCTAGAGACTACTTAGAAAAAGCTAAGAAAATGCTAGGTGTAGATGCTTTTTCACAAGACCCTATTAATGCTCCTCAAGATAAAGAAGAGCTAGAAGTACATTTACAAATGGATTTTAAACAATCTGTTGAAGTTGCTGAAGAAGAAGTTATAAATCAAATATTAGATAAAAATAGATATGACTTAGTTAGACAAAGGTTTAATTATGATTTAACCGTTTTAGGTATAGGATCTGTTAAAACTTCTTGGAATAGATCACAAGGCGTTGTAGTAGACTATGTTGACCCGGCACATTTAGTTTATTCATATTCTGATGATCCTAATTTTGAAGATTTATATTATGTAGGTGAAGTTAAATCAGTTTATTTAGCTGATATTAAAAAACAATTTCCAAGCTTAACAGATCAAGAGTTAGAAACTATACAAAAATACCCTGGTAATCAAGAGTATTTAAGAAACTGGAATGGAAAGCAAGATGATCAAACTATTCAGGTTTTATATTTTGAATACAAAAGTTATTCAGATCAAGTTTATAAAATAAAATATACTGACGCTGGATTAGAAAAAGTATTAGAAAAACCTGATACATTTGCACCACCACCAAATGATGGCTTTGAAAGAGTTTCAAGAACTATAGAAACACTTTACAGTGGAGCTAAAATACTAGGTCACCCAATGATGTTAGACTGGAGAATGGCAGAGCATATGACAAGACCAGTTGCAGACACTACTAAAGTTAATTTTAGTTATGCTATAACCGCGCCTAGAATGTATAAAGGTCGTATAGAGTCTTTAGTTAGTAGAATAACAGGTTTTGCTGACATGATACAATTAACTCATTTAAAAATACAACAAGTATTAGCTAGAGTGGTTCCAGATGGTGTTTTCTTAGACATGGATGGTTTAGCAGAAGTTGATTTAGGTAATGGAACTAACTATAACCCAGCTGAGGCTTTGAATATGTATTTTCAAACTGGATCTGTAGTAGGTAGATCTATGACCCAAGAAGGTGGTATGAATCCAGGTAAAGTTCCTATACAAGAATTACAGACTGGATCTGGTGGTGGAAAAATAAACTCTTTAATACAAACTTATCAGTATTATTTACAACTAATAAGAGATGTAACGGGACTTAACGAAGCTAGAGACGGAAGTAATCCAGATAAAAACTCACTAGTAGGTTTACAAAAACTAGCAGCTGCTAACTCTAATACTGCTACTAGACATATTTTACAATCCAGCCTTTACCTTACAGCTAGAGCTTGTGAAAACATATCTTTAAGAGTTGCTGATTCATTACAATTTCCTTTTACAAAAGAAGCTTTAAAAAACAGTATATCATCTTTTAATACTGGAACTTTACAAGAATTAATGAATCTACAAATTCATGATTTTGGTATATTTATAAAGTTAGAACCAGATGAAGAAGAAAAAGCTGAGCTTGAACAAAACATACAAATAGCTTTAAAATCTGGTCAAATAGATCTAGCAGATGCAATAGATATTAGAGAGGTTAGAAATTTAAAACTAGCTAATCAAATGCTTAAGTTTAGAAGAAAGAAAAAAGCTGAAGCTGATCAAGCCGCTGCTCAAGCTAATATACAAGCTCAAGCTCAAGCTAATCAACAAACAGCTGAAAAAGCTATACTAGCTGAAATGCAAAAACAACAAGCATTAACCGAAAGCACTGTACAAATAGAACAAGCTAAATCTCAATTTGAAATACAAAAAATGGAGATGAAAGCTCAATTAGATATGAAAGCTTTAGAAATAAAGTATCAGTTTGATATGCAATTGAAACAAATGGACGTAGCTAGAGTTAAAGAAAGAGAGCAATTTATTGAAGATCGTAAAGATAATAGAACTAAACTACAAGCTACTCAGCAAAGTGCTATGATACAACAAAGACAGCAAGAGTTATTACCAACAGACTTTGAAACCCAAAGTAATCCACAAAGCTTAGGCGCAGAAAATATGCCTATGTAACAATTATTAATTATTATATTATATTATGTCAGAAGAAACAAAAGAAAAACCTATAGTAGACGATACTAAAGAAGGTTTAAAAATAAAAAGCAAGCCAAAAAAGCTTGTTGATAAAATGCCAAACAATGTAACTCATATTGATTTAAGCAAAGATCCAAAAAAAGATCTTCAAGAAGAAGCTACTACTAAAGTAGAAATACCAACTGAAAAAATTGAAGAAGTAAAAGCTGAAAGTAAAGAAGAAGTAAAAGAGGATAAAGTTGAAGAAGCTGCTACTATAACCGAAATAAAAGAAGAAGAAAAGGTAGAAGAAACAAAGCAACAACTAAAAGAAGCAGTAAGAGATGAAAAAGTTTTAGGTAAACAGCTACCAGAAAACATCGAAAAACTAGTTTCATTTATGGAGGAAACAGGTGGAACTGTAGAAGATTATGTTTCATTAAATAAAGATTACTCTAAGTATGACGAAAAACAAATACTTAACGAGTACTACAAAAAGACTAAACCACATTTAAATCAAGAAGAAATAAATTTCTTAATGGAAGATAATTTTTCTTATGATGAAGAAGTGGATGAAGATAGAGTTGTCAAAAAAAGACAATTACTCTTCAAAGAAGAAATTGCAAAAGCCAAAAACTTTTTAGAAAGTTCAAAGAGCAAATATTATGACGAGATCAAGTTGAGACCGGGTATAACTCAAGAACAACAAAGAGCAATGGATTTTTTCAATAGATACAACAAAGAACAACAAATAGCTGCAGAGCGAAGGGAACAATTTAAAGATAATACTGATAAATTTTTCAATGAAGATTTCAAAGGTTTTGAAATTAAAGTTGGTGAAAAAAGATTTAACTATAAAGTCTCTAATCCTTCCGCAACTGCTGAGAAACAGTCTGACTTAAACAAGTTCGTTAAGAAGTTCTTAAATGACAAGGGAGAAGTTATTGATACTGTTGGTTATCACAAGGCTTTTTATGCCGCTGAAAACGTTGATACAATAGCTAATCATTTTTATGAGCAAGGCAAAGCTGATGCTGTTAAAGATGTAATAGCTAAATCTAAAAATATAAACAACGACCCTAGGCCACAAGCTTCAGGTGATGTGTTTATAAATGGATTTAAAGTAAAAGCAATAAGTGGTGTTGATAGTTCTAAGTTGAAAATTAAAAGTAAAAACAATAACAACTAAAAATTAAAAACATGAGTTTTGTAAATGGCGGGAGTTTTCCCGCAAGCATCGTACCAGCTCAAAAAAGAATGACGTTAAGAGAAAATTATCTTGACTTTTCTAATGGATCTGGTAACGATTTCGCACAACAATATCTACCTGAGCTTTACGAAGCAGAAGTAGAAAGATACGGAAACCGAACAATTGGTGGTTTCTTGAGAATGGTAGGCGCTGAAATGCCTATGACATCTGATCAAGTTATTTGGTCTGAACAAAATAGATTACACGTAGCTTATAAAGAAAGTACAGTAGCTAATGAAAATAACCAAGCTACTTATAACGCTACTTTAACTATTAACTTAGCTAATACTAAATCTCCTGGAGTTGCTTTATCTAAGCACGCTATTAGAAAAGGTCAAACTGTATTAATGTCTGATGTTGCTACTGGATTAGTAGTAAGAAAAGGTGTTGTACAAGGTATAAGTGACACAACTTGTAATATCGCTGTTTACGGTGGTACTTTCGGTGGAGGTACTGGTGTAGGTGTTCCTGCATCATTAGAAGGATCTGGTAACTGTAACATATTTGTTTATGGTTCTGATTTTGGAAAAGGTTCTGAAGGTATGGAAGGTTCTATTGAGCCATCTTTCACTCAGTTTTCTAACTCTCCAATGATCTTAAAAGACAACTTTAAAATTAACGGTTCTGACACTGCTCAGATCGGTTGGGTTGAAGTTTCTACAGAAGAAGGACAATCTGGATACTTATGGTATCTAAAGTCTGAGTCTGAAACAAGATTAAGATTTGATGATTACTTAGAAATGAGTATGGTTGAGGCTGAATTTATGAAGCCTAGTGATCCTACTGCTTCTGGTATCAAGTATGATTTTGGTCCTGCTAGTACAACTCAAAACATTAAAGGTTCTGAAGGTTTGTTTGCTGCTATTGAAGCAAGAGGTAATGTATACTCTGGTTTTGCTGGAGCTGCTGCTCCTGGTTCTGGTGCTTTAGGTGATTTTGATGAAATCCTTAAAAACTTAGACAAGCAAGGTGCTATTGAAGAAAACATGTTATTCTTATCAAGATCTACTGCTCTTGATTTTGATGATATGATTGCTGCTCAAGCTGGTGGAGGTTTTGCTTCTACTCAAGCTGCTGGTTATGGTTTATTCGATAACGACGGTGACATGGCTCTTAACTTTGGATTTTCTGGTTTTAGAAGAGGTTCTTATGACTTCTACAAAACTGACTGGAAATATCTAAACGATGCTTCTACTAGAGGTATGGATAAAGAGATTGATGGTGTATTAGTACCTGCTGGAACTACTACAGTATACGATCAAATGTTAGGATCTAATATCAGACGTCCTTTCTTACACGTAAGATATAGAGCTTCTGAAACTGAAGATCGAAGATATAAGTCTTGGATTACAGGTTCTGTAGGCGGTGCTTACACTGACACTTTAGATGCGATGACTGTAAGTTTCTTATCTGAAAGATGTTTAGTAACACAAGCTGCAAACAATTTTGTATTGTTTAAAGGAGCTTAAATAGTATATAATGAGAGTGGCTTTTGTCACTCTCTTTATTAATCTTTTAAATAATAAAAATT